AGTATCTAGAAGCTTTAGATAAGTACGGAGAAATGGGTGTAGAAGCACTGCAAGCTCATACTCCTAAATTAACTGGAAAGACTTCAGAATCTTGGTACTACGAAATTAAAAAAGGTCGTAGTGGATATTCCATAAACTGGATGAACTCAAATGTTAATGAAGGAACTCCAATTGCAATCATTCTTCAATACGGTCATGGGACTCGTAATGGAGGATATGTCCAAGGAATTGATTACATTAATCCGTCAATGAAACCTATATTTGAAAAAATTGCGGAAGATGCATGGAAAGAGGTGAGTAATACATGAGCACTTCAGTAGATGAACGTGTTGTGTCAATGAAATTTGACAACAAACAGTTTGAAGATGGAGCAAAAGAATCATTGGGAACTCTTGATAAACTTAAATCCTCTATGAACATGGAGGAATCTGCAAAATCATTTTCTAAGATAGACGCAGCAGCAAATAATGTAAATTTATCAGGACTTGAAAAATCAGTAGACAGTATCAGCGCTAGATTCACAAATCTTGGAATTGTTGGAGTAACGGCGCTCCAAAACATTACAAATAAAGTCGTAGATGCAGGAACAAATTTGGTTAAGTCATTAACGGTCGACAATATTTCAGCAGGATGGGAAAAATATAATGATTTAACAACCTCAACACAGACAATTATGGCTGCTACACAGGCCTCCGCAGAAGCTGCAGGTCAGACTCAAGAACAGCAGATGGCTGATGTTAATAAGCAGCTTGATGATCTTAACTGGTACACCGATGAGACATCATACAACTTTGTCGATATGGTCGGCAATATTGGTAAGTTTACATCTGCTGGACTAGGTCTTAGCGAATCAGTTCAGGCGATGGAAGGTATTGCTAACTGGGCAGCTGTATCTGGTCAGAATGCAGATACTGCAAGTAGAGCAATGTATCAGCTTTCACAGGCTGTTGGCTCTGGTGTTGTAAATTTGCAGGACTGGAGATCAATAATTAATGCCAACATGTCAACTACGGAATTTAAGAACCAGGTTCTTGATACTGCAGCTGCTTATGGCACGCTGAAAAAAGAAGAAGATGGAACTTATACATCAATAGTTGCAGACGCAGACAGCATTACAGGAATCACGTCTAATAATATGCAGGAATCTCTTACTAAAGGTAAGTGGTTTACTAAAGATGTATTAATGGGTGTTCTTGGTGACTATGGTAAATTCTCAAGTGGACTTAAATCTATATATGACGAGACCGGCTATGAGACTTCAGACATTATTGACGCCGTTAACAAATACGCATCTGCTGGAGAGAATAAAGCGGCAGTTCTAAAAGATTTTGTTAATGGAATTGATAGCTCCATGGGCGAAATTGATATTCCAACACTTACAGCAGAATTTGATAAGCTATCATCTAGTGAGTATGACTTAAGTAGAAAATCATTTGCAGCAGCTCAGGAAGCTAAGACTTTTGGGGATGCCATTAATGCAACTAAAGATGCTGTAAGTACTGGTTGGATGAAATCATTTAACCTTATATTTGGTGATTATCTAGAAGCAAAGGAACTTTGGACTGGGTTGGCAAATACTCTTTATGATATATTTGCATCTGGAGCAGAAGCTCGTAATGAAATGCTTCAGCAATGGCATGATCTAGGTGGAAGAAATTCAGCAATTAATATTGTTAAAAACTTATTTGAATCAGTAAAAAGTGTTGTCGACACTCTCAATGCTTCATTCCGAGAAATGTTCCCAGCTATGACTGGCGAACGATTAACTGCAATAACTAAAGATATTGAATACTTTACTTCAAAACTTAAATTCTCTCAATCCGAACTTAATGACATGAAGGATCTATTCACTGGATTCTTCTCAATATTGAGAACTGGATTCGATGGAATTAAATTTGTTGCTGGTGTGGCATGGGAAGTGCTGCAACCAGTTTTTTTAGTTCTAAGAGACATATTTGATGTGTTCCTAGATCTTGCAGGAAAAGTTGGATCAAAGATTACGGAGTTTAATAACTATATTAAGAGCCTTGGAATACTTGAGAATATACTTAAAACTGTTCATAATTTGATGAATAAACTTATAAGTGTATATAGTAAAACAAAGGCTGTTATACATGATTCAATTGCAGAACTAAAAAGAACCGATGTATATCAAAGTTTGGCAGAGCATCTTGGAGAACTAAAGGACGTAATAAAAGAATTTGGTTCTGGATTACTTAAAAAGTTTGCAGATCTTATGGGAACGGCCAGCGAAAATACTGCAAAAGTTGGAGATTCTGCAAATAAGAGCTCAACTGGTTTTGGTGTTATTAAAGGTGCAATAAAAGGAGTAATGGTAGTTCTCGACTGGTTGACAACAAAAATACTTGAGGTAAAAGATACATTTGGTGGATTCTGGAAAACATTATCTGATGCCTATAAGAAAGCTAATGCTACAACCAATGGAAATGATGGTGTATTTGGAATCATAAAGAGCATTGCAAATACTATAAAAGAGGGAATTAAGGGAATACCTGATTTCTTCTCTAATTTATTTGGTGGTAACAAAATTAAAAAGACTGCCGGAGAAGCAAAATCCGGAGCTAAAACTATTGCAGAAGCAATTGGCGAAGGTCTTGGAAAAGTAAGTTTAGATGATGTAGCTGTTGCTGCTGGAACTGGTTCTTTAGTTTATATGCTTGTAAATTTGGGCAAAACATTTAAGAATTTAGCAAATATTGTTAGTTCTGGAAAAGGAAGTATTATTGATCAGCTTAAAACAAAGATATTTGCACCTCTTGATTCTTTAAGTGGAATGCTTACTAAATTTGGTAAAGCTGCTGAAGCAGAAGCTATTTTAAAAATGGCAGAGTCAATTGGAATTTTGGCAGCTGCTGTTGTTGCTTTAGCTCAGTTAGATAACCAGCAACTTGCAAATGCTACTGCTGCTATATTGGCTTTAATGTTTGGTTTATCAATGCTATTTAAAGCAATTTCAAAATTAGAGGATTCATCTTTAAATAGAAAAAAAATAAATGCAGAAACAGAAGGAATAAAAAATGTATCTGGAAGTTTAAGTTCATTTTTTAATGGAATTAGTACTATATTTAGTAATATTGGAAAAACTATAAAAACAAGTACGACTATTGCAAGTATTGCAGTTCTTATAACTTCAATTGGATTAACAATGTTATTAATTGCAAAAGCAATTAAAAATATTAATGAGATTCCGCCATTATCTAATCAGACTTGGGCGATACTTGGAGGATTTGTAGGAGTAGTAGGTCTTCTAAGCATAGTGGCAATATCATTGTCAAGTTTTCAAAAGGAAACTGATATGCTTGGCACATCTGGGAAAAGTTTAGTTACATTAGCTGGACTCGGAACATATATGCTCGCTTTTGGGGCATTAATGGAGATATTTGCAAACGTTGTAAGCAAATTCTCAACAATAGATGATGCAACTGTAGCAAGAGCAACAAAAGCAATAAGAAGTTTAGCCATTATTGTATCTGCCCTTGCAGGCGTAGCATTCTTATTAAAGTGGCTAAAATATAAATTAATAAATACAGATCTTGCGACACCTAAAACATTAACTGTTTTGGATACAGTAAAGTCAGTATTTAGTAAACTCATTTCAGTATTTCAGATGATAGCTTTTGCAGCATCATTTTGGATTATTGCGCACTCTATTGATTCATTAATGGAGTCAGTTGCAAAATTTAAAGATGTTGATTGGGGTACCGTTGAAAAAGCCGGAGTGGTTATGGGTGTATTTGGCGGAGCAATTTGGCTTGCTGGAAGATCCATGGGAGGAGTTCAATTCTTAGCAGCAGTTATAGGAATTGGTCTTATTGCCGATCAGATAACTAAATTTACAGGATCAGTAAAAGCTGATCAGTTTAAGTCAATAACTTCAACCGTTGCCGATGCGTTAATGGGATTTGCGTTAGCTCTTACAACATTCGCTATTGTTGCCGCTATTGTTGGTTCATTTCCTAACGTTGCAAATGGACTAGGCCTATTACAAAAGGCATTACTACCATTGGCAGCAGTTTTATTAGCATCAGCCATAGCATTTAAGTTGGTTTCATCAAGCTTGGATGACTTTGGAGAAGCAGTAGAGAATCATGGACCAGCTATATTTAAGGCTTTAGTGACTGTTATTGGAATGGTTGCTGCAGCAATACTTGCTCAAAAGAGTCAGATTGCAGGGGCAGTACTTGCGGTTTTGATTAGTGTGTCTGATGTTCTTACAGAAAATGGTGGTGCAGTTCTAGATCAGATTTGCACAATGATAACTGATTTTGTTGGAAAGATTATTAGTATTGCTACAAAGCTTATTCCAACATTGGTCAATGCAGTTGTTAATATTATTAATGCGTTATCTGATGCAATTAGAAATAACGCAGATACAATCATTGCGGCAATTGAAAATCTTATTGATGCCGTTGCTGAATTATTTGGAAAGGCTGTAAGTAAATTTACTGGAGGAATTATTCCTTCCGATTTTGCTAAGAAAATTGGAGAAGTTGGAATAAAATTCGGACTTGTATTTGCAGCAATTAAAAAAATAGGTTCAGTTGTAGGTGTATTCGATAAACTTAAAACTGGGATATTTGGAGCTAGTGACGGAGCAAAGGGACTTATTGGCAGCATAAAGGGTCTTGTAAAAGGGGCAATAGGTCTTAAAGGAAAGATTGGAGTGGGACTTTCAGCCATAACAAAGTTTGGAGCAGGACTTGGAACTGCTGGATATATGGCTGTTGGGACATCAACAACATTAACTGGAACATTATGTGGAGCATTTGAAGTGCTGGCATCAACAGTTTTAACGAATCCATTGTTGACAGGAGCTGTAGCTGCAGGAATGCTTGCTGTTGGAAAAGTTGTTTGGGATACTTCTTATGGAATGGTTGCAGCTGACACCGATCTTAGTGAATCTCAGAAGAAACTCAAAGCATCAGTAGATGAAAACTTAAAATCTCAGAAAACGATGCTTGATCAAGATGCTGAAGAAATAGGAACCGCAGCTACGAAAGAATCACATTATGAGAATCTTATTGATATGCTTGGAACCATGGTTGACAAAAATGGGAATATTAAAGAAGGCTATGAGGGTCAGGCAGATACTATTGAAAATGGGATTTGTAATGGCTTAGGAATAACTAAGGAAAATCTTGACGAGATTCTTACTAAGAACCAAAATTGGTCAGATAAATTAAAGGAAATAGCTAAGGAACAAGAAGCAGCGTCTTTCCAAAGTAGTATAAAGGATGACTATGATACTGCAACTTCCAAAATGAATGGCGCAATTGAGGATTTAGCTAATGCCAAAAATGATTTAGATGCCTATAATTCGACTAAAATTAGTTGGAAGACTGCACTTAAGGATTCCGATGATGGTGGAATAGGCTTATCTGATATTATTAAAAATGGCGCTTCGACAATAGGTAAAGCTTATCAAGAAGGCATCGAAGAATTTGGTGAATCTGCACAGCACACAAAACAAGAATATATTGATAATATTGGAGCCATGGTTGCTGAAGGCCTTGACCAGGAAAAAAAGGGTGAACTGTCTGAGCAGCAACAACAGTATTTGTCAAATTTGGAAAATTATTATAGTCACATTTCAAAAACTAAATCAGATCTTCAATCAACATATGATGATGCACTGACAACTTATCAAAATTATGCTAATGTTGAGCAACTGTATAACAATTTATCAAGTGATGATGCGGCAACAAGAAATAAAGCCATAGAAGATACAAAGAATTATATGGCTGAAATGAGTAAATCATATAAAACAGCATCGGATTCAACAGCTTCAGCGCTTGCAGATCAAGCAAAAGAAGCAGACCAAATGAAGTTAATTGTTAACTCAGTTCACGATGCGGGATTAATTTCTGATACAGATTATCAAGGTTATGTTAATAATGCATCCAATTGCTATAAGGAACTTGCAAAATCTGTTTCGGAAGGAAATTCATCAATAGCTGGTTCAACTGAAGATGTCAAAAATACTTTGGAAAGCTTAAATAAAGACGGAGTTGCAGGGCTGTTAAACAGTATCCAAGGAACCGATTTATATGGCACTTTCTCTAGTAAGCTTCAAGAACTTGGGCTTGCTTATGATGATAACACTGGTCTGTTTAAACAAATAGGTGCAGATACCGCAAATGCAGTTGGTGAAGGATACAGTGATGCTGGTTCGGACAGTAATCAAGGAACTGGAGATTCGAACGGAAAAAGTAGCCTAGTTCACGCTTATAAAATGGAAATGGACCAATTGATTAATGAAAGTGATGCGCGTGGACCAGAATTTAAACAAAAAGGCGCGGACATTGCGAATAACGTTGCCAATGGTATTAATGGCGGACTGGTTCCAGTTCAATTAGCTAGTGCAGGTATGGGAAATGCTGCTAAAGCTGTAATTGATGGTGATGATTATACGGCTGAAGGCAATCATGTAACGTCGTCAGTTGCTGACGGAATTGCAAGAGGACTTGTTCCAATACAGTTAGCATCTGCTGGAATGGGCACAACTGCCAAATCAACTATCGACAATGATGATTATTCTGAACAGGGTGGTCACATTACAAATTCCGTTGCTAAAGGTATTAATGGCGGACTAGTCGAAGTCGGACTGGCAATTTCAGGTATGACTAAGACTACCAAGCAAAGTATGGACGACAATTCTGATGCAACTTCAATAGGAACAAAGGTTGTTAATACATTCGACGCAGGTATAGCTCAGGCTAGATCACCAGAAGGAACTGGCAAAGCACAGGCTCAGCATGCAAAAGATGGAATGGGCGAAGTAAGCGCATATACGACGGGTCAGTATTTTGTAGATGGATTTATTGATGGCTCTAAGAGCAAGCGCAGTTCTTTAAGGAATGCAGCTTCTAGTTTGGCAAGGTCTGCACTTGATTCTATGAGAAAGACCTTAGATGAGCATTCACCATCCAAAAAGACATTCAAGTATGGTAAATACTTTGTACAGGGCTTTATTAATGGTGTAAATCATTTGTCTGATAAAGCTTCAACCGTATCATCAAGTTTTGCACAGAGCTCGTTGGATTCAATGAACTCAGTTGTAGATCTTGTTAATTCTGCAATGAGCGACACTTATGATGATCTTGATCCAGTGATTCGTCCAGTAGTAGATCTTTCAAATATTCAAAATGGAAGTAATCAGATAGACGATTTGTTATCAAATAACCAAGCATATTCATTAGCATTTGATTCTGGTTCGGCAGTAACAAGTCAAAGTAGTAGACTTGCCAATTCCGTATCTGGAACTGTACAGAATGCAATGGAAGATGCTTTAAGCAATTTCCAATCCGTAAATGCTGAGATGAATTCTAATCAGGTTTATAGCTTTAATATTCCTCTTGATATTAATGGCAGACAGGTCGCTAAGGCTACCGCTAGTTATACACAAGAGGAGCTTAATAAGTTAACAACAATTTCTAATCGAAGAGGGGGAATGAAGTAATGTCTTTAGTTGCTTATATTGCATCACTTCCAAAGTCTAATTGTGAAGTCTCAATGAATGGAACATATTTCTGTGAAACAATTCCAGGATTTAAGACAAACAAAGTAGAAGGAAGAGATAAATTAAAGTTTGATATTACCAGCCTCGAGATTGGTAATTCAGCAGGATCACGATATAGGTATAAGAAGGATGCGGCTAGAGAAATCACCGTATCCTTTGGCCTTTTCGCCGATTCAAAAGAAGAATTTTTAAAAAAAGATAACGTGTTCAAGGGACTTATCAGGAACGCAGAAGACGCTCATTGGGTATTTGACGATGAACCTGGCATATATTTCATAGGCACAGTATCAGCAATAGATTTTGATATGCTTGACTCAACGTCATCAGAAGGCGCTGGAGGAACTGGCTCTATTACAATTGAATGCTACGATCCATATAAGTATTCAACAACTGTTACAACAGTAACTAACAATGGTGGAAACACTATTGGTCTTGTTAACAATGGGACAGTTCCTACTCCATTGTCTGCTGAGATTGTATTTCAGAAGACAGCTGGATTTGCATCTTTAGCATTAGGTGAACGATATTATCAGATTGGGTCATTAGACGATATTCAGACAGCTTCTTCTAAGAAAGCATCTGTAACATTATTTGATGACGTGATGGGCTCCAATAATGGATGGCTTGCAAATTGTGGTATCATTCCGCAAAAGATAGTATGTAAAGAGGACAATAAGCAAGAAGGAACTATGAGATTTGTCCCTCCTGGAACTCAAGGAATGGGCGGCGTTGGAGACGGATATTGTTGTGCATCAAATTATGGTGATGATGCTGCCAATTACGAAGGTTGGCACGGACCATCAATAACCAAAATGGTTCCAGCAGATTCAAGCAGCAACTATCCAGTTAATTGGAGAGTATGCTGGACCTATGACTTTAACAATGACTATGCTCCAGATGGGCCTGGAAGAACAGGTTCGCAGGAGATGAGTTTGGTTGATCAGGATGGAGAAATTATTATTGGAACTACAATAATCGATTGCTCAGGATCTGCAAATAGCTCATCAATTCATATTCAAATGGGAAATAACCGTGTATATCAGTGGGATACTGATGCACGGTTTTATTTATCAGGTCATCCAAGCAGTACATACAACGTGTGGATTGAGAAAATCGGTAACCAGATTACTGTATCTTGGCCATATGTTGGGTTCACGAAGACATTCACTGCATACAAAGCATCTGCTCAGTTAAGGCAGGTAACATGGTGGTGCAGTCAGTTTAAAAATAATGCTCAAATGTGCAACAACCTTCTTAGAAGAGCATCATGCACAATGCATTATTCAGATACTGCTGCTGGAATACCTAATTATTTCCAAGCAGGAGATGTTGTGACTTTTAATAGCACTACTGATAAGACAACAGTAGACGGAATTCCTAATTGGGATAGAGTCGACGTAGGTTCACAGCCATTGCTATTAGAGCCAGGAACTCATACTCTTGGAATTAATCAGACAACAGGGTCAACAGTACCAAAGGTAACAATCTCGTACAACGAAAGGTGGTTATAAAATGCAATGGTTCATTATTAATAGAGATTTGGATGTTGTAGCTGCTTCCGCTACAGATTCAAAAGATTCAATATTTATAGATGATTCGTCTAGTAGTGATGGACAGAAAATTACATTGACTGACGGTGTTGCCGTTGGTGAGTATAACTTCCAAACAGATCCAAGACACGAAGATTCTAAGTATATAACAGCTGGTAACTTTATTGCATTTAAGGATAAATACAATAGGTATCGCATGTATACAATCATGAGCACGAGTAGCGACGATACTATGGATGTTCATGCAGAAGATATTGGACTTGATCTGATAAACGGAATTAGTACTAAATGGGACTATTCAAAGAATGCTCAAAGTCTTAATAGCTATGTCCAAATGATCACTACAGATTCAGATTGGACTGTAGTAGTTGATGGGGATTTAGCAACTGAGAAGAGAGAACTCAAATTTGATAATGAAGAAACTAAATTGAAGCGACTTGAAAATGTAATGTTGAACTTTGATTGCGAATGTGATTTCGAAATCAAAATGGAAGGAAGCAAGGTCACCTCAAATGTAATTCATGTTCAGAAAAAAGTCGGAAGAAATGTAGTAGTTAATAAATTTATCAACGATGTAAATCTTAGCTCTCTTAAGTATTCAAATGATATTTCAAGTTTATACAACTGCATAATTCCTACTGGCTCAAACAATGTAACAATAAAAGATATTCAGTATGATGATGGACGGTTTGTATCCCCAAAGGGCGAGAACCGTCTTTATGATACTGTTTCAAGAAAAACTTGGTATCGCTACAGATATCATACAAATGAGACTATTGGACTTTATGATGGTTATATTTGTTCTACTAAGAGTTATTCTGCAGCTGATACACCAGTAAATCTATTTGATCAAGCATTGAAAGATCTTAAAGCTAGTAGCGATATTAAAGTGTCAGCAGAAGCAAACGTATTAGACCTAGATGCAGATTTAGGAGATTATGTTGAGCTTGTTGATACTACAAATCAGACAGATGTATATTTGAAAGCAAGAGTACAAGCTGTTAATAATCATTACACTGTAAGTAAAGAGGATACTGGAACACTGGCTAACTATGAATTAATGAAACCAAATCCAGTTCTTAATTTTCAGACAATGCTTAAGGAGCTTATTAATGCACAGGTATCAATTAGCAAAAGCACTGTATCTTATCAAGTAGGCGATAGTGGAACTATTGCACCTACCGGAGAATGGAATAGTGCAGTCCCTAAGCTTGAAGATAGTAAATTTTTGTGGTCTAGGACTGTATTGGACTTTTCTGATGGATCTTCATCCACATCATATTCAGTGTCTACAAGCACAAAAGGAGCTACTGGCAAAAGCATTAAGAAAGTAGATTCATATTTTGGCTTAAGTACATCAGCAACGACTGAACCAGCATCTTATACAAAAGAGTTAGTTCAGATGGATCCTGTAAACAAGTATCTATGGAATTATACCGTTATTATATTTGACGACAATACTACAAATGAGTCTACTCATTGTGTTATCGGAGCTTATGGCAATACAGGTGCAGACGGTAAGGATGGAAAAGATGGAACTGGTGTAACATCGATAGTTGAGTATTATGCAGTAAACAATACTATTGATATTGCTCCTACTTCATGGAGCACAAGCGTCAAAACAACATCCAAAGACAATAGATATTTGTGGAATTATGAACTTACAACATATTCTAATGGTCGAACGGATTCGGACGACCCTCGAATAATTGGAACTTATGGTGATACAGGTCTTGGCATTAAAGACATAGTAAATTATTATTTAGCAACGGACGCTAGTACTGGAGTGACTATTCAGTCATCTGGATGGACCACAACTGCACAAAATCCAACTAAAGATAAGAATTTTCTATGGAATTATGAAAAAGTAACATACACGGACTCTTCCTATATTAATAGTCCACCATGCATTATAGGTAAATGGGCTAAAGACGGTATAGGCATTGCATCGACAGTTACATTATATTTGGCAAGTAACCAGAGTAAAGGTGTGACCATAGCAGATGCAGGATGGACTACGACAGTTCAGTATGCGACAAAAGCACTTGGATATTTATGGAGCTATGAGTCTGTAACATATTCCGACAGCAGTGTACGGAATAGTGATCCACATGTTATTGGCATGTATGCAGAGAGTGGAAAAGATGGAACTAGAGGATCTATTATTTGGACTACAACCGTAGAGCCTATAGCCCCAAATTACACATTCACAATATCCAATCTTAAGAACACTAAATCAATAGGAGCACCTATAGTTGGAGATCTTATATTCTTCAACTATTTTTATTACACAATTACAGGCATATCTTCGACTACTGTATTGGCCGACAATAAAACTAATTTCAGAGGTGAAACTGGAGCTAAAGGTGCAGACGGTAGTCAAGGTACTCCTGGTAAAGCCGGAGCAGACGGTAAAACGCCTTATCTCCACACGGCGTATAGCTGGAGTGCTGACGGTACAGACAGGTTCATGACTGTTTATCCGGGGGAAAACCTTTTCCTAAATTCTAAATCACTTGAAGATAGATATGACACAAACCAAGGCGCTAAGGTAACGTTAGAGCCTTTTGATAGCACTACTAACATGTGGCATATTGTATCAGAACAGGGCACTATTGCACACACTGGCATATATCTTTTTAATTATGGTAAAGGGAAATTGCCAGATACCACAGATTGGTCTTATAGTGTAGATATAAAAGGTACTGGTAAGATTGAACGGTTTGGTATAGAAATTGGTAACGTAAACCCAGTAGTAGGTACCGTTGGCACTGAATGGTCTCACATCAGTCAAACAGGTCGGTTTGATAATCCTCCGTTCAAGACACTCATCATGTGTTTTGATACTACTAACAGTCCGGTAGACGTTTACATCAAGCTACCTAAGTTAGAAGTTGATAAGATGCCAACATCGTATACACCTTCACCGCTAGATGACCCAGAGGGCGCTTATCCTAAGTTTATTGGTACTTATACCGACTTTGAGCCAGCAGACAGTACAGACCCAAAGTCTTACAAGTGGGCACTTATCAAAGGTCGTGGAGTTAAGTCCATTACACCTCAGTATTATTTATCGACTAGTGAAACTGAAATGGCTGGTGGATCATGGTCAAACACTAAGCCAATAATGAACAATATATCATTCTTATGGACTAGGCAGCACGTAATTTATACAGACAACACCGAGGAATATTCTAGTGGCATTTATGATCCTAGTTTAACTGACTTATTTCAGGTTACAACTAAGAACTCGACAAATATTACTAGAACAGATACTGCAATTACAGCAACAGCTGCAACAGTCACTGAAATACAGAATGCTAATACAGATCTAAGTAAAAAACTACAGTCTACTACTGCTAGCCTTAGTGACAAAATTGATGCTGCTAATGCTGCAAATAGTGATACAAAAAATGATTTAAAGGATTACAAAGAATCAAACAATAAAGAAGTTAATGAAATGCGGACAACAGTATCCCAGACATCTGATGCTATTGGAGGTCTTATAACATTCAAAAATAATTCAGGAGCTGCCGTAACATTAGCTTCAACATTTTTGAAATCTGATGGTCTGCATGTTGATACAAATGGAACTGGAACCGAATCGGTTATTAATGGTGCAGGTCTTTTTGTAGAGGACAAAGAAAGAAAAATAACAGTTGCGAGATTCTCTAGCACCAAATCTGAAGTTGAGAATATGTCGGTAGGCACGTTCTTATCATTCGGATCTCACAGAGCTGAAACACTAGCTCAGACTGAATGGGACGGAACAAAAGTTAATGGCACCGCATATTTCTGGGTTGATGATGTGACTATTGATACATCATTACCAAAATGATAGGAGGGGGTGAACAATGTCTAATAGTGGAATGATAAATACTAACGCCATTGCTGCCTCTTATGGTAGTTGGTATTACGAAATATATTGGAGAGTAGATTCACAAGATGTCGGATCAAACAGCACTGTTATTGCATGGGATATTCATGTAAGAACGTCTGGCGGCAATAGTGTACACGGTACGATGTCTTTAAGCATCAATGTTAACGGCGGTGGAATTGGCATATTTGGAGAAGGATCATATTCCTTCAGTAATGGCCAGGATGTCGGAGGCGGAGTAACTCGAATCTATCACGATGCCAGTGGAGGAAAAGTATTTGGAATTTCAGCCTCTGGAAAAATGATGGGGCAAGGAGTAAGTGCTAGTGGCGCATGGGATTTGCCATGGATAGCAAGAGCATCAAATCCATCAGTAAGCGGATCATGCCAAGTAGATGGAGTATCGAGCATAACCATATACATGAACCGAAAGTCCACTTCATTTTGGCATTATATAAGTTACTCATGGGGCAGTAAATCTGGAGAAATAGCCTCGAGCGTAACAGATCAGGTTACTTGGACTCCTCCATTTTCATTAGTCGAGGACATTGCTCAAGATGCATCTGGTTTTGGAACAATAAACACTGATACTTACTACGGAGGAACAAAAGTCGGATCTGGAAGTTGCAGATTTACATTAACCAATCCAGGAGCAAGTGCAGTCTCAGTATCATCTTCGTCTGTAAGCTTAGGGCAGTCTTTTGATGTTAGCATAACTAAAAATGCTGCCTTTATTGACAAAGTATCATTTAATTATGCATCAAAAACTGCTGCAATTATTAATGATACAAAAACCGTAAAGAATCCGATAAACACTGCTGATTATGCTGCTGATATTCTTGCAGCTACGACAAAAACGTCGATTCTGCAGTGCTCTGTAACAGCTGCTAGTTATTACGGGACTACACAAATAGGTAAGAGCAGCACATTCAATGTCTCGGTAACCATTCCGAACATTTATGCACCAACTATATCTAACTTTGCAATCATCGAAACTGCATTAGGCCCATATGGAGTAAGAGCTCAGGATATTGTGAGATATATTTCTAAAAAGAAAATATCTTGTAATGTTACTGGAAAAAACGGAGCAACTATATCTGAAGTATTTTGTAGATGTGGATCAGCAAGCACTAATATGACAGCTTCTGGGTCGACATATTCCGGAAACTTGGAAGCTATGACCTCCGGAACCATTAGCATTATGGCTCTAGATTCAAGAGGATTCACATCAAATTACAACTATACCGGCAACTTTTATGAATATACATATCCGACGATAACCGGCGGCTCTCTGGAAAGAGTTAATGCTACGAGCAATACTGGCTATCTCAAAGCTAACGGAAAGTATTGGAATGGGTCAGTCAATAATCATAGCAATTATCCAAAATGTGAGTATAAATTAAATACTGAAAGCTCGTACACAACTCCTTCAATAACATATTCTGCAGGTAACTGGAGTAATGGTGCCACAGCAGGCGTTCCATTTTCAAATTTAACTTACACCGATTCGTTCACAGCAAATGTTATTGTTACTGATTCATTTGGACAATCTGCAAGCGCTAATTTTAACTTGAACGGATCAGACTACACAGTATGGCATGGAAAGCACACGGTAAGAGTCAATCAGCATCTTATAGCTAGTGGAAATATAAGAGCTAATTTATTTCAGTTAACTAGTGGACAATATTTTAGCAATAACAATGGGTATATGCAGTGCTCATCAGGTTTATCTACAGCTGGTGAAGTTAACGCTGGATCAATAAGCATTAACTGGAAAAACATATTTGATCTTATTTACCCTGTAGGGAGCATTTATTCAAGCACCACAAACACTAATCCAAAGACATTATTTGGAGTTGGAACATGGGAAGCTATTACTGATAAGTTCTTAATTGGAGCAAGCAGTAATTATCCAGCTACAAGCACTGGTGGCGAGGCAACTCACACTTTGACGGTTAATGAATTGCCGGCGCATTATCATCATCAAGATGGTATAAACGATGGAGCTGCATCAACAGGTCATCAAGGAACCTACCCAATCAGAATATATCAAGATCATATTCATAACTGGCCTGTAAACAATATGGATCCATCTGGAGGTGGATCTGCATTTAGTGAGATCCCTCCATACTATGCAGTTTATATGTGGAGAAGAACTGCTTAGCCACCATACAAATCAAAATGAAAGGAGATTTTCATGAACATTATTAAAGTAAACGACAAAGATGCAAAAGTTACAGACAACGGAGTTAATTACAACGATGTTGACTTGCATCTAACATTTTTAAAAGACAGTTTCACGATTGATGATTTTGTTACACAGTTCTCAAAAGGCGATAGTGACGTAGTTATGTATATGGATGATGGAAAGACTGTTGCTGCAAAGTATCCAGGATATTCTGTTCTGGAAGCTGTGCAGGAGATATTTACAACAGATCCACACACCATATCCGTGACCTTATCAAAGCCGTCTCTCAATGCAGCTGTTGCTACAAATACTAGTGATATCACAAATATTGAAGTTGCACTTGCTGATATTTATGAGCAACAGACCAAGAAGACAACGGATACTGCATCTACGGAGGTAACACAGTAATGGTGAAAATTTATGTTGATTTAATCAGAAAGGGACTGCGGACTATTGAGCAGGTCCCTTTAATTATTCGCGACAAAGTTAAGGAGGAATTGAACAGATGACTTTAAAGGGAATTGATATTTCTAAGTGGCAGAATGGAATCGATGTTTCTAAGATTCAGGCAGACTTCGTTATTGTTAAGGCTACAGAAGGAATTGGCTATGTTGATAAGTGCTGCGACAGGTTCTTTCAGGCAGCAAAAGGTGCAAACAAACTTGTAGGTTTCTTTCACTATGCAAGACCAATTAATGATGCTACTAAGGAAGCTGATTTCTTCTACCAGAATACTAAGAACTACTTTGGTCATGCGATTCCATTTTTGGATTGGGAAGCTGAAAACAAGAATGATGTAAATTGGGCTCTCACCTGGCTTAATCGTGTTTATGCACTTAGTGGTGTAAGACCTATGATCTATATGTCAGAATCGGTTGTTAATTCATATAATTGGGACCCAGTTGCTAAGGCTAATTATGGTCTTTGGGTTGCTCGCTATAGAGATTATGGAATTGATTATAACTATGACATGTCTAATGCTGGACAGAAGCCATCAGTAAGACACTGGAATGGTTATGCAATGTGGCAGTGGACTAGCTCCGGACGTCTTAATGGATACAGCGGCAATCTAGATTGTGATGAGTTCTATGGTGACGCTACAACTTGGAATAAGTATGCATGCTCAACAGGCTCTGCACCTACTCCAACACCAGCTAAACCTTCTTCTACTCCATCAGGAAGCACTCTTGACCTTGTTTACAATACAATGGCCGGAATGTATGGCAATGGAGATGCGAGAAAGTTTGCTCTTGGCTCTAGGTATGCAGAAGTTCAGGAGATGATTGATCATATTGCTATGTCAGACGTTAATACTCTTAAGAACGAGGTTCTTGCTGGCAAGTATGGTAATGGCAATGTACGTTCAACTGTTTTGGGCTCTCGTTATGAGGAAGTTCAGAAGGCAGTTAATGGAGGATCTGCGCCATCAGCTCCAGCAGTCAATACAGGCATTTACTATACTATTAAGTCTGGTGACACACTTAGTGGCATTGCTTCGAGATACGGAACAAGCTATCAGGCTATTGCAAGACTCAATGGCATCGCTGATGCTAACAAGATTTATGCAGGACAGAGAATTCGCGTAAAGTAATCAAAATGGAAGAGGAGAATAGATAATTATGGACTTTTCAAAGTATATTGTTCCGATGGTTGCTATCGGAGTGTATCTTATTCTGGCAATGGTAAAGGGATTGATGCCAGATAACACAAAGAAGTTTATCCCATTAATTGCAGGAGTGCTTGGTGTCGTGTTCTGTTGCTGGAGCCAGGCTTCTTGCACGTTTGCAACTATTGTAGGTGGTCTCGCAAGTGGACTGTCCGCAACAGGTATTGACCAGGCTGTATCAGTGATCGCTAAGAAGACTACTGTTGCTGAAGATGAGCCTGAAACGGAAAACGTCGATAAGAAGTAAATAGAAAGTCGAATTAGGAGGAAAGATAAATAGTGATGACACCTCAGGAATTCGACGTTTTTTGGTCGACCATAATTAAATTTGGAGCAGCACTCGCCGTACTTGTCGGTATTGTTCAGTCTATCAGGTATTTTTGGTCCCTAACTTCGGTTTCAAAGCTCCAAGATATGGTAACAGACCATGATGAGCACCTTAAACGGATAGATCAGAAGTTAATTGATGTTAATAAGAGAATTGATATTGTAGAGGATACAAGAATGAAAGAATCTCAGCAGATTAATGAATCCTTACAAATGCTGGGCTTGTCATTAACAGCTATTATCAATCATATGATTGATACATCTACTGCAGATGATGAGAATAAGGATGATATGATCAAAGTCAGAGATGATATGAGTAACTTTTTTATAAAGAAGTAAAATAGGTATATTTCCTCCTCCTTCGGGTATATAATATATGCTCACATGGGAGGGGGAAGCTATGTCTATTTATAAGGATCAGAAGAGAGGAACTTGGTATGTAAGTTACGCATTTAAAGACTTACCCTCTGGTCGATTTCGCCACAAAACCAAGCGTGGTTTTAAGACTCAGAAAGATGCAAAAGACTGGGAACGTGAAAGCTACTGTTCAGTTGACAATAGGTCAGACAAAACTTTCGAAGAGCTGGTTACTGAATGGGAAGAAAATCTCCAAGCTTCAAAAGAATCTAGGAGATGCTATTCAGAGCATATCAAATACAGGTTGCAGCCATTAAGAAACAAAAAAATAAATGATATTTCATCGAAAGACTTAATCGATTGGAGAATACAGCTGTCATTCAATGATAACTTCTCCACGGCTACTAAGAATTCAGCCATAAGCTTTGTAAGATCTATATTCTCATACAGCGCTATGATATATGGAACTTCAAATCCTACTGGAATGCTTAAAAGATTTAAGCCTACTAATAAAGAGATATTGAGTGAGATGCAAGTGTGGACTCCACAAGAGTTCGATCAATTCATATCTGCAGTTGATGATAAAACATACAATTTATTTTTTCGATTCTTATTCTGGACAGGATGCAGGAGAGGTGAAGCAATCGCTCTTCAGAAAGATGATATTGTAGGAACCAAAGCTTACATACGATATTCTCAGAGAACACAATCTGAAGGATTAAAACCTACTAAAACTAAAGAAAAAAGATGGATCGATTTGGATTTGGAATTATATTCTCAAATAGAGAAGCAACTTAAGACCCCTGGCAAATACTTATTTGGAGGGGATACAGGGCTGTCGTGTACTGCCATTGCAAGGATATTTGCAAAAGGGATTAAAGATTCTGGTGTAAAGAAGATACGTGTTCATGACTTAAGACACAGCCACGCAACTTGGTTAATTAATAACGGAGTTAATATAGTTGCAGTAAGCAGAAGACTTGGTCACGCAGACGTAGAACAAACTCTAAAAACATATACGCATCTGTTATTCGAGAGTGATCAGAATATGATGAACAAGATAAACGACTTCAAAGAAACAGACGTATATTCGTGGGACAATTTTGAGACAAAACCTGAAAAATCCCCCATGGGAAATTTACAAAAAGCAAGACCTAAAGAGCTGATTTATGCAATAATTCCGGCAGCAACAATAAAAACATCAAATCCAGTTATCCGCACTGTATTACTGAAAGGCCCTTGTAAATGAGGGTCTTTTATTTTTGTTGGGACAAATGTGAGACAAAAAAGGAGACTTAAATGCTAATAATAGGATTGGCAGTGGCATTAGGAGTGTCACTTTTCATTATATTTTGGATGCTATTTCACAAGAAGTATTCTGGAGCTTTAAATATTGGGTTTAACTCAAGTACTGGTAGAGAAGTTTATCAGTTTGAGTTTTATATTCCAATTGATGAAGTTAAGAATAAAAATCATATTCTTATCAAAGTAAATCGCACAAATGCCGATTTAGGTATTAATCAGAGACTCTATGATTTAAACGAAGAAGGAATAAATCGCGAAAGTAACAACCCATATAATGGAAAGGAGATTTAAAATGAACGAAGACAGAGCATTAAACGAAGTTGAACGGTCAGAAAGTGGTATTCTTGATCAGATGGAGGCATTACCTCCTGATACTAAGGAGTATGCAGAGTTGAAACAGGATCTGCTTAATCATGAAACTGTGATTATGAATCGAAAGAATTATAATCTGGAGGTAGAGAAGGCTGAAACCGCATCTAGACAAAAAGATGAGGAAACAGCAGCTACACTGAAAGATATTAAGGCTAAGAGATTGGAATCATGGCTTAAGATTGGAGCATCCGTAGTTGCAGCACTGACTACAGCATATGGTATTAGGAAGATTACTTCTACTGAAGAAGAATCTGCTGTGACGTCAAAAGCGTTAGGCTTTATTCCAAAATTGAAAATTTAATTTCAATAAATATTGGGCGTTTGAAAAACAACGCCTTTTATTTTTATCTTGTGAATAATCGCGTAAATATCACTTATTAAAATAGAGGAAAAGGAGACCTCACATAATGAAGAAGCATAAGATTTCACAAAAGATTTTTGACAGATATGAATCAGAGTATTCTGCTAAGGTGGATCGTATTTACGAATTACGTAAAAAGGACGATCTCACTAAGGAAGAAGAAAATGAATTGTTTGGTCTAAAATACGAAGTAAAAGATTTAGCAATGAAGTTGTATGAGATAGATCCACAATTCTAAGATAATTGGCGTTTGAAAAACAACGCCTTTTATTTTTGCCTGCCGCGTAAAAAACAGCTCTTATAGTAGAGAGGAATGAAGATGGATGTATTGAGTTATGTTGATACGCAGGCAAGCATTACAGGGGCTTGTAGACCATCAGAATAGTATTAATGGGAGAACACCATAGCAATATGGAGACACCAGTTTGAAGCTGGTAAAACATTCCTTTATATTTTTCGCGTAAATAACAAACTCTATTATAGAAAGAGAGGATTAAGAAATGTTTATTTTTGTATATTCTTCACTAATTGTAATGATTGGAGATTTAATTAATGGAGGATTTTCTAGAAATTTATTTGAACAGACAAACGAATTAGTAAATTCATTTGGTTTATTTGGATATATTTTAGAAGGTCTATTCGTTGTATTAGTTGTAATATCTTACAGTGTGTGGAAGAACAAAGAAATTTCTATTATCAATATCAAAAAATAAAGTGCTTGAAACACAGTACTTTATTTTTCGCGCAAAAAGCACCTCCTATAGTGAACAAAAGGAGGATTTATATTATGTTTTTTGAAGATAAAAACCATGAAGTAATTGGTTGCAAAGAAACGGTAGGTAATATCCAATTCAAAGATTATTTGAAAGCGAAGGGCATCGAGTATTCGGTGATTGACCTCGAACCAAATAATCCTGAAGGGGCATTACGCTACAAGTTTAAATGCAGTGATTATAAATGGAACATTATCAACGGATCATTTAAAGTTCTTGGTTGTTAGTAACTGAACGTTTGAAATACAACGTTCTTTTATTTTCACTTCACATAATGTCGCGTAAATAACAACTCTATATATGAAAGAGAGGTACATTATATGTACGAGAATAAGATTGAAAGCATTATTGTGAAATCAGGTAGCAATGAGTATTATCATCTAACATCTTGGTTAAATAAGGACGAAATCCTTAACGTGGCCAATATTGGAGATGATTTAATTATGATTAGCTATCCATATTCATGGATGATGAACAAACTTATCAAATCGAGACTTAAAAATGTAATGATCGTTTCAGGAGCTGAAGCAAAGTAACATTTGCTTCTTCTTTTATTTTTCGCGGATTTTACATTCCTAACAATGAAAGGAGAACAATATTATGAACAAATTTATTGACCATTCTATCGTTGTTGTTAAGACAGTATGTATGATTGTAGGAGGAGTTGCAACTTACACAATATTCAAAACAATGGACGATAAGAATTATCGAAAAAAGTTTTATGATGATTGCGACAAATTTTTTGATGAGAAGTCAGAGTAACATCTGGCTTTTTTATTTCGCGAAAAAAACAACTTCTTTAATGGTAGAAAAGGAGGATAACCGATGATTTATATTATTATTATCGTTATTTGTCTGTATGGATTATACACTGAAAAGAGTAAGTGAAAAATTTGGAACAAAAAATCGAAAGGAGTATAGTCTATAAGACTTATGACTATAATAGGGACCTAAACAAAGGTTCCTCTTTTTCTTCGCGAAATTTACATCCCTATTAATGAACAAAGGAGGTAATCTTATGATTACGATTTTAACTGTATTAGGTTTATTGCTTATAGCATATTTGATGGTTGAAATAATTATATTTCTATTTGCCACATGTTGGTGGTTGGGTATAATTGTTGCTATCGTATTTGCTGGGGTATGGATTGATTATGCAGTGATCAAGCATGGATTAAAGAAGTTGTTCCATAAGAAGTCAGAGTAACATCTGGCTTTTTATATTGTTGAAGATATTGATATATTATTAACTGAATTGCATCTTTGGAACAAGGTGCTTTCTATTTCTAAAACCAAAGAGTAAAATAAAGAAAGGATATTTGGGGAGAAAATTATGAAAAAAATAGTTACTTTATTTATGGTTTTTATGCTTATGTTTGGACTTGCTGGATGCAAGAAAGGTATTCCAGATGATCTTAAAGGAATATCGGAATCAGAGTATAATGCTGCAGTTAAGTGTGTAGAGGAATCGGAGAAGTACAATAATAACGAAATAACGTATGATGAATGGAAAGAGAATACTTCTAGAGCTTTTGACATTGCTGATGGCATCGATTATGGTAATAATACTGATCTATTAGATCTGCATGTTAATCTTAATAGTTTGGAATTTGATGTTATGCAAGACGATTCTGCTCAGGAAATAGCAGGAACTACTAATTCGTCTGCAATTCAAAGCGATATTGATAAATGTAAAAAGCATCTAGAAATGAATTAAAAAAAGGGCAATGGAGGCCCTATAATTATGATGGAAAAGATTAATGATTTTAAGGACAAGGCTATAGATTTCATAGACAATCATTCAGATGAGATCACTTATGCATCGGCTTTTTTGGGAATGGCTATTGGCGCAGCTGTTTTAGCAAGTATAATGGTTGTTTCTAAAAAGAGTTATGAACAAGGACGTTACGATGGTTATCAGAATGGATATAGCCATGCTATTGTTGATAACTTTTTAAAATGATTAGTAAAACTTCATATGAGAGGTATCTTGGAAACAAGGTACCTTTTATTTTTATGCCTAATAGGAGGGGCTAAATTATGAAATACGAATATGACTACAAAGAAGTTAAGGATTTTGATATTACAAAGTTCAAGGTAGTTAAGACCAAGAATAAAGTAAAGGAGCATAAGGGTTATACAAATTTAGAATCTAGAATCATGAAATTTATTAAAGGAACTGAAACAAAGTTATTTTTAGAATGCAATAATTCTCCCGAATTATATTCAATGACCAATGCAGCTAGAAATTTTATAAAGAACTGTGGCCTAATGGAAGAAAATCGCATATTTAGGTGCCAATCGGATGTATTTGGAAAGGACGATTGAGTATGTACATTGTATCAGTAACAACAAATTTTGGTAATGGGTCTAAGAATCACTGCACTAACCATTCGTACAAGACAGAAAGGGGCGCTACAAAAGCTCTTAAAAGATATTTGGAATCGGATAACCCTTACATTGTATCTTGCAAGTTATTTAAGGAAATAACATATGGCGAGCAGCTTTCATTTAAGACCATGAAAACAGATTTCTAATAGGAGGAGATTATATTTATGCTAAAAGATATTACAAAATTTAAGTGTACTTTGAGTAAAGGAGACACTGTTAAAAACACCAGAGGCTTTGGGTACACTGTTATGCCAGAGAAAATTGAATTCGTAGAGGAGCATTCAAGATATTTGACTTTCAGACTGTGGTTTGATAACTTCAGGTTTTCATATTTGGAGTCTCTTAATATAGCCGATTTACTTTGTGGAGACGCGTACTATGAATGTGCCTAAGTCAGATTATTCGGATAGGGTGAATCATATTTTTGAGAAGCATGAAAGCAAAAACAGAAAACAAGTACTTGCTATGTATTTTCCTTCTATTTCTGAAATCATGAATCAGAAAAAAGAAGAGAAAGAGATAGCAAATAGTTTAAATGAAAAGGAGAAATAATTATGGAATTTGATGCAGGCAAAATTGCTGCAATTAACGATAGATATTCGGATGAGGACCTTACGCACGAGCTGATCAGTTTGAAAATTGCCAAACCAACTTCAGAATTTATGCCAATGGTTAACAGATTTTATATAATTCATAAAATAGAGTCTGATGATTGGGAGCTGGCGGTCGTTCAGGTTATTAGACAAGAGAAAGGCTGCCATAATTTTCCATGGCCATATCATTGGCTCGTATTTACAAATCACAGGCTTATTCCAATTGAATCCAATACTATTGATTACTTTATTAATATTGAAGATGGAATGGATTTTGATTGGGGAAATAACTTTTATGCAGATGGTGATAAATTTTCAATCTATGAATACGATAACATTAAGAGAGTTACACCACTTGAATTCAATAATGATGTAGATGCTCTTAATGAAGCAATCGAGTGTGAGAATTCAAAGAAGGAACCAAATAATGAATGAAACTATTAGTGTTGAGAGTATAAGGACTGTTCTTGATAGAATGGTCCTATTTTATTTGGTATGTGCAGCACGTGACTATGATAATCCAGAGTATATTTCAAAAGATGATGGCACTCAAGTAGACGCTGAAATGGCATATAAGTCATCGCTTCTTGCATCGAATACTGTGGTTATAGCGTCTAGACTTGGGATTATATCTTCAGAAGATGAGCGAACAATTAATGGAATTATTGAAAACATGTTTGATAAAGATCTTAGCATGCAGGATCGAATAAGTGGGAAGTACGGACATAATGATGCTCGCTAATAAAATTTTGCTAGGATTTTTAATTGGGATTCTAGTAGTAATGATCATTGAAATTGTTGTTGTGCTTATATTGCTATTTGATTACCTAAAGAATGGAGACTAAAAATGAAAAGCGACAGATTTTTATTTAAATCAGACACTGATTGGTATTTGACAGCTTTAGTTACGCCAGAAGTTACAGACTTATATTTAGTTGTTAACAGAACAAAAAAATTTATGGAAGACGATAAGTATATTTGGGGTTTTGCCATTGAAATATATAGTAAAGACACTGATGAATTTATTGGCAATGACTCTTGGACTGACATAGAACCATATTGCTGGTGCAGACTTCCTAAAGTACCCGTTCCTTTTGACACAAAAAATTATGACGATGAAATTATGTACAAAATGGACGGCATTAGTGAAAAAACTCTAGACGAAATGATAGATATGGCGCATGAAATGTTTCCAAGTAAAAAGGAGGAATCTAAATGAGCAGCGTTGATATTCAGGATGTTTATGAGACTTATACAATTAAGTTTCATAGAACTGGTCATCCAGCAACTAAGGTAACTATTAAGCATTGCATACAGGACTCTGAAGGCAACTTTTATAGACCTGTAGCATATGCAAATGGTGCTGAAGAACGAAAGCCAGTAAAAAATCCAGAAAGAGAGATTGGTTGGGACTATGAGCCAGTTATATCCTCAGGTTATGAACTGGATTCTATTGAAAAGGAGACTAAGTAATGAAGGAATATTTAGATCCACAGTCTACTAAAGAACTATTTGGAGCTGTTGATTATATTTCTAATTACTGTAAGCAGCATCTGGAAAGCAGCAGATCTCATGGATGCAAAGATTGTCAGTTGAATGGCGTAACTTGTGGCGAAGGAAAATTCAAATCACATTCGGTTAATAAGCCATATAAATGGAGGAAAAATGTCAAGTTATAAAAATATATATGATCTTGCTAAAAAAGCAGGAGAGCACTATCCACTTACAGATGAAAAGATAATTCATCATATTGCAGAGACTCTTAGGCAGTCTGCTGGGTATAATTGGCTTAGGGGAAATGGATTTACCGGTAATCCAGATTGTGTATCTGATATTGAGCAGTGGCTTATAGAGGACCAGACGAGTTATTCTGAGATGTTTTATAAGGATAAATCAAAAGATTATGGTGTCGTTATGAATTATGCTGATACTGATCATATTTTAGAGTACAATCAACATTACGAACTTCTGAATATATTTAACGCATGCTCTGTTGATCATAGATATTATCTGTGTTTAAGATCATATCTGTGTTTAAGATCAAACAATGTTGGCATAACGGATTATTCATCAGATTACCCATATAATGGAAGATATTATGTTTGCAAAGAGCATGCTATGTTTAAGTCTGCTCTCGAGTGGGATAATCTTAATCCTCTAGTTGATTATTTGGTTGCAGATCTTCTTAGATGGCCATATAAGGTTCCTTGCGATCCTGAATTTTGGGCAAAGCAAGAAGAATATGTAAGTGACAAAGATGAGTAATGAACTCTCACCATATGTAAATGATGTTGAAATGGTTAATACATATCTTGAAAAGAATAAATGCTTATTAAGAGAAGATTATAAAACTGATTCAATTATAGTTATGCAGACTCGGTACTTACGTACTCTTAAAGAAGATGACCTTGATATTGTTATTAATTTTGATCAGTACAAAGAGGCAGAGCATGCATATATGTATTGGGACATGGATTGCACAAAATGTGCTTTTTTAGAGTACCGTTTATTAGAAGATGGAGTATACCATTGGGGATTCTTCAATATGGGAAAGGACCTTGGTGACAAAGAAAAAGCGATCATTTCTGAACTAAAATGGGACGAATTGAATACTAACTGGAGCTACAATCTCGAAGAAATTCTTACGTATTCCTTTAGAGTTCCAATTTCAGTAATAATGGCAGCAATTGAGAAACATAGTTATGACTATTCAGAATCTAAAGGGTTAACAAAATAGGAGGAAAAATAAATGATATTTAGAGTAATTATTAGCATCGTACTTGTATTCTTTGCTTTTTGTGTTGGCGTTGCATATGAAAGATCGGTATTAAATTCCAAGTTTAATCCAAATTCGCCAAAAGCTACAAAATGCGTGATTGAAATATCTGCATTTATGACTGATATAATTGGACGATATGGGTTTTCAACAGTACAGTCTTCTCTAGATTCTTTAGCAGAAGTAATAGCAGAAGTAATAACAGAGGAGCCTAAAGATGACAAAACGAAAGACTGAAATGGCCATTGAAGACGAATTTGATAAGTGGCTTGAGAAGAACGATATTGTTAAGCTTTCTCAGCCAAAGAAGATCGAAGACAGATATTACCAGTACTACGGTACTAACGAAATCTATACTGGAGTTGTTGTGACTAAAGGCTACCAGGGATATTACAGTAAGGAATATTTAATGCGTAACTTTATTGCAGAACATGATTCCAAAAAGAAGTCCGCGTAAAAAACATAGCTATATATGGAGAGGGTTAACCTGAAGCATCAATCGAGCAATCGATTTGAGAACACCAGAAAAAGGTGGATGTGATTAGGGATTAACAACTCTCCATTATTTTTTGAAAGGAGATCTAATAAGATGGATCGTAAAGTTGTAATTGTATCAAATGTTATACCGTTTATTCATAAGCATCACACGGCTATCACTACCACGGTTGAACTCTTAGGATTTGGAGCAACTGTAGGGCTCGCAATTCACGAAACGCTTAAGGCAGATGCAGTTATTTACTCAAAAGAGAGTGAAAAGGGGGAGCCTCTCACAAAATTGGAAAAAGTAAAGGCTTATGGCTTCTTATATTGGCCTACAGTACTCATAGGATGCGCTACAGCAGGCTTTATTGCTAATTCTAATGTAAAGTACGCAAAGCACATCATTGCCCTCTCAGACGCAGTTATGTTGTCACAGAAGGCATATTCTGAGTATAAGGATAATGTCATTAAGCAGATTGGTGAGGCTAAAGAAAAGAAGATTGACGATAAAGGTCTTCAGGAAAAAGTAAGTAACATAACTCCTGAAAAGCTTGATGACAACAATGTCATTGACACTGGAAATGGAGATGTGCTGTTTCTTGATGAATGGAGTGGAATGATATTTAAATCGTCCAGGCAGTCTATTGATGAGGCATTTATTAAACTCAATAATAAGATTATGAAAGATGACTATGTAACTCTAAACAATTTATATGAGTTTATAGAAGTTCCTTCTACCGGCAGTGGGCAGTATATGGGATGGGATTTACAGAATTGCTACGACACTACTGGTGGAAGCGAAATGCTTATTAATCATGACTACAGTTCAACAATAAGTGCTGATGGACGTACACCAATTATGGTTCTTAAGTATATCCCGCAGCCGATTGAAGACTGGCATAACTGGTATTGAATAACAAATGAAGAAGGAAAGAGGGAGCTAGTAAACACCGAAGAATTAAGCCCTCTTCCTCCTCTTTGTTTATGGTGTAGGAGATAAATTATGAAGAAGATTGAATTACGAGATCCACAAGGTACTCTTATATTCTCTGCAGATGAGATAGATGATGAAGATTACTGTTGTGATCTATATTTAGACAGCAAAATTGCAAAATCTAAAGTCTATATTGATGGAAAACCTGTCGATATTACTAAAGTTGAAGATGTTTGCTATCCTACTAATCAATTATTGTCATAAAATTCGCGCGAAAAACATCACTTATAATGGCTAAGAAAGCTAAAGGAGAATAAGAAAATGGAAAACGAAACAAACGAAACAGAAGTTGAAGCAACAGAGGTTGTAACACCGGAAGTAGTTGATAACGTTGAAGAGAATGAGAATAATGTCTCAGTCTATTCTGAAAAGCAGGTAGCTGGAGCTGCCGCAGGACTTATTGGAGCAGGTACCGTAATTGGTATTCTGATTCATAAGGCTTACGTCAAGCGCCAAGCTAAGTGCGAACAGAATAAGGCTGAAGGCAAGAAAGGAATTCTTGACAAAGTTAAGGCTAAGTTCGGTAAGAAGACCACTGAAGTTAAGGCTGAAGTATCTGATGAATCTGAAACAAAGAAAGATTCTGTTAGTGAATGAGTCGAGAGTTGAGTACTTTTAACAAAGTACTCTTCTTTTAGATTTTATCGCGATCTAAACATACCTATATATGAAGACGAAAAGTCTGAAAGGAGAGATCTAAAAATGGAAACTTTTGATCCGAAGTATGCGAATGAACCGACATGGAAGGCACGTTTGTTAACGAAGAAAGATAAGGAAAAAGCTAAGCTAGACAAGGTTATATTCTGGGCAAAGAATAATCCGGAGCAAGCAATTACTGTTGCAGGCATTGTAGCTAGTCTTGGAGGAACTGCTATTAAAATGGCATCTAACAAGAAAGTCAAGGATGAGCGCAAGAGAATTGATACGACGTATTATGATCCGCGCACAGGTATGCATTGGGAACTTAGAAAGAAGCCTGATAATTATCAACGTGAATACATTGAAGAACATCGTGAATACGAACCAATGGGAAAGATTCTTAGAGATTTAAATTTGACAAAGTAGTATTCGGGGGAGCACTTGAAACATAGTGCTTCTCATTTTTGTTTTAAGAAAGGTAAATAAATGGAAGAGAAAAAAGATATTCATCCAGTAGTTAAAGGGTCTATTGGCAAAGAAAGTGTTGGCAATAAACTGTCCAATAACATTCTGGCTTCTGATGGGAATTCTGTTAAGAACTACATATTCAAGGACATCCTTATTCCAGCAGCCAAGGACACAATTATAAACATGGTAACTGGTGGATTAAAAATGGCTTTTTGGGGAGATTCCAGACCAACTTCTTCAAATTCTGGAAGCAGTATGTACAGAAATTATAATGGAATCTCAAATCCATCGAATGCTTCATACTACGTTGGTGATAGAAGACCTAGATATGAATCTGTAGCTGCAGTTCATAGAAGTGTATATGATTACCAGAATATTGAATTTGCAACTAAGGGTGATGCAGAGATGGCTTTAGACGCTTTGTCCGATGCAGTTGCCCAGTATGGAATGGCATCGGTACAGACGTTGTACGAAATTTCAGGACTAGTTCCAAATAATACTGATTCGAGATGGGGCTGGAGTGATCTTAGTGAAGCATCAAGTTATAGGTACATGAATGGTATGTATCGTCTGCATTTGCCTAGGGTTCAGCAGTTAGATTAATAGTCTGAAAGGAGACTAAATTATGACATTTATAGATTGGATAGTATTATTGCTTCTTCTTATTGATATTTGCATGTGGTTTAAAGAAGGTGTTGATGAAAAGAAGTACAAGCATAAGATTGAGCAATCGATTAATGATTGCAATAATCAGATTGGTGAGCTTCAACTTGAACTCGATAAGTTTAAGAAGGATACAGAAACTACAAACAAGCAAACTAAGTATATTGTTGACGCTTTTGGGAGAGAGTCAGAGAAGTTTAAGCTTGTTCTGTATAAGGAAATTGATAGAACCAATGATATTCAGAAGAGATTTACTGAGATGTATCCTGAAAAGAAGTGGCCAGATGTTCCTGAAACAGTTGAGCAATTCTTTAAGAAACAGTCTGCAGCTTATGATATTAGCAAGAAGCTTGTAGATGATTACAAAGTTGAAGATGCAACTCAGAAGATTGCAGATGATATTAATGAGGATGACTATAAGAACTATTTTCTTAATGGGTTAGCTACAAAAGCAAATGGCCCTATGACTGAGGACGATATGCCTAAGTATCATTACACGGATTACAATAAATTATATGAGGTCTATGCAAAAGAACATCCAGTACGATTCAGAAGGAAACATTATAAATTTAGAAAAGGAGAATTCTAAGAAATGAACTTATTTAAAAATTTTAAGACCTTCTCTGTAATTGGAGGAGATGAATTTAAGCAGAAGTGTGAGGAAGTCGGTCCTCGTGCTTCTATTTATTTAGGCACTGCAGCGCTTGTGGCTGGCGGTATTATGCTGGCTAAGAAGACTATGAAGGCATCTGATGTTATTGCTGCTAAGGACACAGGAATGGCTAAAATAGCGCATGCTACTGAGATATCTAAGAATAGTGAAGGCAATATTCCTTATACAGATGATGATATTAAGAATGATACTATTATTGTATACAGAGATGAAATTGTAAGTTTTGCTAAGCTATATATTGCACCGGTACTTGTAATGGCCATGGGTGTTACTGCAATTATGTATGGAACAGGAAAGATGACAAATAAGATTACGGCTCTAACAACTGAGACTGCTGGACTTCTTACATTCTTAAATCAGTATCGTCAGAGAGTTATTGGTGAAGTTGGTACTGAAAAGGAAAGAGCCTTATATCTCAATGAAAAAGAATCAGAAGATATTGTATCTACAACTGAAGATGGAAAAACTGTAAAGGGTAAGACCCATTCTATTGACAAATCAACTGCAAAGAAGAACCCGATGACTGTTGAGTGGGGAGAGTATAACTGGGACGGAAGTAAGAACTCCGAATTTGAGTATAGTTATCCTTCTAATAATTTCCTGTCTGCTAAGGCTACTCAGCTTAGTGCAAATCGTACGGTAGATTGTTGTGGAATTGGCGAAACGGTTGTAATTAAGGTTGAAGATATTCTTAAACAGCATGGAATTCCAGCATCTGCAGAGTTGGTCGATAGAGCCTGGGTTATTTCAAGGGACAATGAGGGTCATTTATACTCCGTATTACCTGGTGGATACAATTATGTAGACCTTGGAATTGATATTGATAACATGAATCTCTATGTTGATGCACAGGATTTGCTTGAAGAAGAACAGGGAACAGCGTCTGCATACAGTATTATGTTCATATTCTCAGGAACTGTAAGTTACTCGGAGTACCTTAAGACCAAGGAAAAGGGTCTTGTGAGCAAGTATAAGCCTGTAAAGATCAAGTAAAAGCTCTAAAATTCATAAAAATATAATAAAAACTGCAAATAATCCCAGGGTGTTTGGCTTAAAAACCAAATTCCCTTTTGTTTGCCTTAAAATTAGGAGAAAAATACCATAATGTCGTTTAATGAGATGCTTCCAGTGTGTGGGTCATGCTTAAATTGCCCAAATCGAACAGTAAATTGTCATGGAAGTTGCGAATCTTATAAAACTTTTAGAAAAAAACTCGATAAATACAATGAAATGAAGAGAAAGGAACTAGAAAAATCATATATTGACTGGTCCTGTACAAAACCACGTCGGAGAGGAACTAAAAAGAGGTCAAATCATGAGTAAGAAAGTTGTCATATTGTCAGTAATAGGCGGAGCAGCAGTGGGGGCTGTTTCTGCATTTTTTGCTACAAAAAAGTATTATGAAAAGGTTGAGCAGGAAGAAATTGCTTCAATGCACTCATATTTTGAAGAAAAGTATGGAAAAATTGAACCAAAGCCAGTAAAAACCGAAAAAAAAGAGCCAAAAAAGGCTAAAAATCACGAAATTGTGCACAATTCTATCAAAAAACCGGAAAATATTGATACTCATACAGTAAATTATTACAATCCAACGTCTGAAGATATTGCAAAAGGTGATGATATTGTTGCCGAAAACGCTTATGGTGGTGACGATATTTCAGACGAAGATGGGATAAACGATGAGGATTCTGATGAAGATATGGCCGATGGAGAGCATCCAGAAGATGATGACCCTCGTCCAACAAAGCCTTATATTTCCTGTAGAGGCGAAAATCCGAGTAACTATATCTCAGTTGATACTATTAGTTGCACATATTTCACTAAAGATCATGTTCTTGCAGACGATATTACTAACGATATTATGGATGTTGAGTCTACAATAGGTCTTGATGTGGCCAGTGAAATTGAGAATGGAATAGAGGACATTTACTATGTTACACAGCCAGAAAAGCGAGAAGAAGACGATATTCACTACGAAATTAGTAGAGATGATGAGAGTTATAAAGAGGTGATACCATATTATCATGCAGGAGGAAGTAAATAAAAATAGAGGAATTGACCGAAATTATTTGGCTTGGTTATACCAAATTGTTGATGAAAAAGACTATCCAAATTATTGGGGATTGCTCAATACTTTGTACAATTTTGCCTTTGTTAGTGTCAATATTAGAGACCAAGCAAGGGAATCTGAAGGCTTTAATTTGAGAGAAAACTTCATTGATGAAGGTGGTCATTTATATCTTGAAGGAACAATTAATGACTTCTATTCTAAGCCAATTAGTGTCCTAGAAGTGCTTGTTGCATTGGCAATTAAGTGTGATGAACAAGTCATGGGAGACCTAACTAAGGGTAATAGAGCAGCTGATTGGTTCTGGAGAATGATAAAAAATTTGGGAATATTTGGCTATTCTGATGAGGTTTATTCTAGTGAATATGCCGATTATGTTAACGATATTTTGGAGAATTTTGTGTCCAGAACCTACGATTACGACGGAAAAGGAGGCTTATTTCCTTTGAAAAACCCTCCTGGAGACGAGAGAAAGACCGAAATTTGGTACCAAATGATGGCATATTTGGACGAAAATTTCCCGATTTAGTGTACAAGAATTGATGAAAAGTTGTACAAAAACTTGTACATTTGTACAAGAATTGGGTCAAAAAGGGGGTAAATTCTGGGTAACTTTTGTGATTTTGAGTGAGCAAAAAAGTGCCATTTTTGGCAAAGTTACCCAAAATAAGGCCTTTTTTAGGCCTAAAACTTGTACAAAAAGGGGGTATTCTTGTACACTTTTGCAATTCTTGTACAAAACTTGTACACGTTTTTTGGCGTATTTATGCGGAAAAACGCACTTTTGTACAAGAATACAAGTTTTTTTTATTAGTAGCAATTAGTTTAATTTTTTTATATAGTAAATACAAATCGCAAAAAACTTGTACATTTTGTACAAATGGTGTAAAAGAAGGTTTTTCACAAAATATTTTGGCAGAAAGAAAGGAGCAAAAATGAACAGATGTATGACTTTCTAAAGATTGCAGTTAAAAATCCTAAAAAGAACGTATATGAGATATATCCAAAGTTCATCATAGAGCCACACAGTAATGACCTTATGATACGTGGAAATGATTTTTATGCAGTCTGGGATGAAGAGACTAAGTTGTGGTCAATGGATGAATCAACAGTTGTAAAGATAATTGACAATGAACTTAGTAAAGCAGCAGATGACTATACTAAAAAGAATCCTGGTATATTTGTCAACGTTGCATACATGTGGGATAGCGATAGTGGAAGCATTGACAGATGGCACAAGTACTGCCAGAAGCAAATGCGTAACCATTATCAGACATTGGACAAAAAAGTTGTATTCAACAATACTCCAACAATCAAAAGAGATTATGCAAGTAAGAGACTTCCTTATGATATTTCAAAAGGAAGCATAGTCTCATACAAAACTCTTATGGATACTATATATTCTCCAAAAGAGAAACTGAAACTAGAATGGGGAATTGGATCAATAATTGCTGGTCAGTCAAAAAATATTCAGAAGTTCTTTGTACTCTATGGAGGACCTGGAACTGGTAAATCAACAGTGTTGAAAATTATACAGAATATGTTTGACGGATATTACTGTATGTTTGATGCAAAAGATTTAGGAAACGAGCATAGCTCATTTGCATTGGAAGCTTTCAAGAATAATCCGTTGATTGGTATTCAGCATGATGCGGATTTGAGCAGAATTGAGGATAACACTAAATTAAATTCAATAGTCTCTCATGAGAACATGGAATTCAATTTAAAGTTTCAACCTAAATTCTCACAGAAAGTTGGTTCAATGCTTTTTATTGGTTCAAATGAACTTGTTAAGATTACAGATGCAAAATCAGGGTTAACAAGAAGACTTATTGATGTTAATCCAACTGGAAAGAAACTTCCAAAAAGAGAGTACGACAAACTTATGAAAGATATTTTGGATAATGAACTTGGAGCAATAGCAGATCATTGTTTAGAAGTCTACAAAAGAGTTGGCTCCAACTACTATGAAAGTTATATTCCAGTTAACATGATAAGTGGAACTAATGATTTCTATAACTTCATTGAAGATAACTTATTGAATTTTATAAACAACGATCCTATATCTTTGAACCTTGCTTGGGAATGGTACAAGAACTATTGTGATGATGCAAATCTTAAGTACACAATGAATAAAACTAAGTTTAAGGTCGAACTTGGAAACTATTATGAGAAGCATGATGCTCAGGGAAGATTAAATGGAAATCACAGAAGTAATGTATATTCTGGGTTTATAAAAGAAAAGTTTGAAAATAAGAATGAAGAGAATTTAGTTCCAGAACCAGATTATGATTGGCTAACTATGAAAATGCAGCCGTCAAAATTTGATGAAGCATGCAGCGATTGTTTTGCGCAGTATGCAGATGAGAAGAATGGAGTTCCTAAAAAGAAATGGGCAGATGTAAAGACCAAGCTTTCGGAACTTGATACTTCAAAACTGCACTATGTAAAGGTACCTAGTAACCATATTGTTATTGATTTAGATCTAACAAATGCCGAAGGAAAGAAAGATAGAGATTTGAATATTGAATCTGCTAGAAGATTTCCAGAAACATATGCAGAATTTAGTAAGAGTGGATGTGGTGTGCATCTGCATTATTTATATTCTGGAGATGTTAGTACTCTAAGCAGATTGTATGATGACAATATTGAAATTAAGGTCTTTAACGGTGGGAGTTCGTTAAGACGAAAATTGGGAGAATGCAACGATGTTCCAATAGCTAAGCTTGAAGAAGGTTCGTTGCCACTGAAAGGAGAAAAGAAAGTGATTAATTGGGACGGAGTCAAGAATGAAAAGATGCTTCGACTTATGATTGAAAAGAATCTTAGGAAAGAGTATCACAATGCAACAAAGCCATCGATTGATTATATTTACGATTTGTTAGAAGATGCTTATAAGAATAAAATACCTTATGATGTTAGTTCTATGAAGAATGATATTCTGTCATTTGCAATGAATAGTACACATCAGAAAGACTATTGCCTTAAAAGAATAACCGAGATGAAGTTTAAGTCCGAAGATATTTCAGGCTCAATGGAATACAAAAATAATGACTTAGTATTCTTTGATGTCGAAGTATTTCCGAACTTTTTTTGTGTTTGCTACAAAGTAGATGGAAATAAGAATCCAGTAAAGCTGATTCAGCCAACACCTGAAGATATTTCAGTTTTGGTTAAGAGAAAGCTAATTGGATTCAACTGCAGAAAGTATGATAACCATATTCTTTATGCAAGAATGCTTGGATATTCAAATGAACAGTTGTATGAATTGTCACAGGGAATTATTAATAAGCATTCAAATTGCATGTTTGGTGAAGCTTACAATATTTCTTACACCGATATTTATGACTTCTCAAGTAAGAAGCAGTCACTAAAGAAATTTGAAATTGAACTTGGTATTCATCATCAAGAGAATCATTATCCTTGGGACAAGCCGCTTCCAAAAGAGAATTGGGACGAAGTTGCAGATTATTGCGTTAATGATGTTCTTGCAACCGAAGCAACATTTAAGGCTAGAAGCCAGGATTTCTTAGCAAGAGAGATTCTAACATCTGCAGCCAATATTCTAGCACCGAGTATTAAGTCTACAGTTAATGACACAACAAACACATTAACTACGCGAATCATATTTAGAGGCGATAAGAATACTGGGAACAAACTTATTTACACAGATTTGTCTACTGGAAAGAGTACTGATGGAACTTTTAAGAGTAGTAACAAATTTGAAGGGTATAAGTTTGAAGCTGGCAAATCTACATTTATGGGCGAAGAAGTTGGCGAAGGTGGATATGTATATTCTGAACCAGGAATGTATGGAAATGTAGCGCTTCTCGATATTGCATCGATGCATCCACATAGCATGAAAGAATTAAATCTGTTTGGATCATATACTAAGAACTTTACAGATTTGATGGATGCACGAATTGCGGTTAAGCATCATGATTGGAATAATGCTAAGACTCTTATGAATGGAGCCTTATCAAGTTATATTTCGGACGATATGTCTGACAGTCAGGCAAAGGCTTTAGCCGGAGCACTAAAGATAGCTATTAATTCAGTATATGGATTGACATCAGCAAAGTTTGATAACCCATTTAGAGATGCACGTAATGTTGATAACATAGTAGCAAAGCGTGGAGCATTGTTTATGATAATGCTTAAGAACAAAGTTAAAGAAAAGGGTTTTAAAGTTGCACATGTCAAAACCGACTCAATTAAGATCCCAGATGCAAATCAAGAGATTATTGATTATGTAATAAATCTTGGAAAGCAGTACGGATATACTTTTGAGCATGAAGCAACATTTGAAAAGTTCTGTCTTGTAAATGATGCTGTATATATTTGTAAAGTTAAAGAGGGCGAAGAGAATGGAGCAAAGCCTGGAGAGTGGTCAGCAACAGGAACACAGTTCCAGCAGCCATACGTTTTCAAGACTTTGTTCTCACATGAGCCAATAGAGTTCAAGGATGTTTGTGAAACTAAGAGTGTGACAACATCGTTATATTTGGACTTTAATGAAAATCTTCCAGAAGATAAGCATGACTACAGATTTGTCGGAAAGGTTGGGCAGTTCACTCCAGTTCGTCCTGGGTTTGGTGGAGGCCAGCTAGTTCGAGAAGGAACAAATGGAAAAATGAATTCAGCAACTGGAGCAAAAGGATATCGTTGGATGGAGTCCGAAGATTTCAAGGAACTAGAAGATGCTAAGAAAGTTGATATCATGCAGGATATTGATAAAGAGTATTATCGAAAGTTTGTAGATACTGCAGTAGAAGATATTTCAAAGTATGGTGATTTTGAGTATTTTGTATCAGATGAACCATATCTTTCAATACGTTCAGATGAATTACCATTTTAAAAAAAAGAAAAGGAGATTAATAAAAATGGCTAACAATTATGAGAGCAAGAATGTAGTACTGGAAAAGGTTGTTATTCTTCCAGGGGCATGGAGAAACTTTAGTGGAATTGAAGGAACATATAATCCAGCAGGAAAGAGAAACTTTAATATTCAGCTTACGGATGATCAGTTTGATAGACTTAATTCACTTGGATATAATGTAAAGATTACAAAACCAAATCCTAATGATCCAGATGCAGAGCCAACAAAGTATATTAAGGTGAATGTTAAGTTCAACAGTTATGGACCAAAGATTCATGTTTATACCACAACAAGTGACGAGTGCACAGAGTTTGGAGAAGATCAGATCAGTCTTCTTGATGACGCAACCATTGTTGAAGCAGATGTCGTTATTCGTCCATATGAATGGAAGGTTCAGGGGAATAGTGGAATTACTCCATATTTAAATGAATTGTTTGTAAGAATTCTTGCCAATCCAATAAGAGATAGATACGAAGCTGGTGAGTAATGAGTATAAGCAGTATGAACTTATATGACTACCAAGTGGTTGCTATCAGTCAGATGAAAAATGGTTGCATCCTAAATGGCGGAGTTGGATCAGGAAAATCTCGTACTGCTTTAACTTACTATTATCTAAAAGTAATTGAGGGCTTACTTGTTATAAATGGTGAAGGAATTAATAAGCCTCCTAAAAATAAAGTAGACCTTTATATTATTACAACAGCAAGAAAGAGAGATACTAAAGAGTGGGAATCAGAAATGGTTCCCTTTTCTTTATATTCTGATAGCTCTAAAAATCCATTAGGAATTAATGTGGTTATTGATTCTTGGAATAACATTCAAAAGTATTCAACAGTTCAGAATTCGTTTTTTATATTTGACGAGCAACGAGTTGTTGGAAAAGGTGCCTGGGTCAAAGCTTTTTTGAAAATATGTAAATTAAATAAATGGATAATGCTTAGCGCTACTCCTGGAGATACTTGGAGCGATTATATTCCAGTGTTCTTGGCTCATGGATTTTACAAGAATCGTACGGAGTTCAATAGAGTTCACTGCATATATAACCGATTTACAAAGTACCCAAAAGTTGACAGATATGTTGGGACTGGAAAACTTATGTACTATCGAAATCAGATTATGGTGAACATGAATTATATTCATGACATAAGAAAACATAATGAAGATATATTTTGCGATTATAGAAAAGATTTGTATAAACTGACTTTGGAGCAACGATGGAATATTTATACAAAGGCCCCCATCGAGCAAGCAAGTGAATTATGTTATCTTCTTAGAGAGATAGTTAATAGCGATCCAAGCAGATGCAATGAGATTATTAAGATATTCAAGGAGCACAATAAAGTTATAATCTTTTATAATTTTGATTATGAACTTGAAGCCTTAAGAAACATGTGCAGAGAGAATCTTATATCATTTGCTGAATGGAATGGGCATAAGCATCAGTCGATACCATCCACAAAATCTTGGATGTATCTAGTTCAGTACACTGCTGGAGCCGAAGGCTGGAATTGTATAAGCACAAACACAATAATATTCTATTCACAAAATTATTCTTACAAATCAATGGTGCAAGCTGCTGGAAGAATCGACAGACTTAATACACCATATTCTGATTTGTATTATTATCATTTGCGTTCTGGTGCTGGGATAGATTCTGCAATTAAGAAAGCACTGAACAGTAAAAAGAATTTTAATGAGTCGAGGTATCATCATATTTTAGATTCGCGTAAAAAACATGGCTTATAGTAGAGAGAGAAGACAACACGTCTTCTTATTTTTTGGAGAAGCCATTTATGAAAGAAAATAAATTTCAGCATGATCTTAAAGTTGAGTTAAAAACTAGATTTCCAGGCTGCGTTATTCAGAAGAATGACCCGACCGATATTCAAGGAATTCCAGATTTAACGATTCTTTACAATGATCACTGGGCAATGCTTGAATGCAAAAGAAGTAAGAATGCGAAGCATCAGCCTAATCAAGATTACTATGTAAAGAAAATGAATGAGATGTCATATGCAAATTTTATTTATCCTGAGAACAAGGAGGAAGTTTTAAATGAAGTTCAACACGCACTACAACCTTCAGGGAAAACATGCGTTCCTAGGGGCAAGTAAATGGAACTGGATAAATTATGATGAAAATAAGTTAATTACAACTTATCAAAATTTTGAAGCAGTCGAAAGAGGAACTAGACTACATGCATTAGCAGCGTCAATGATTACAGAAGGAGTCAAAGCTCAAAGAAGTAAACAGACTCTCAACATGTATGTTAACGATGCAATCGGGTTTAGAATGAATCCTGAAGTAGTTCTGTATTATTCTGATAATGTATTTGGAACAACAGATGCAATTCGATATGACGAGAAAAAGAAGTTTCTTAGAATTCATGATTTAAAAACTGGAGTAACACCAGCTCACATGGAGCAGCTAATGATATACGCTGCTCTTTTTTGTTTGGAGTATCGTATTGATCCAATGGATATTTCTATGGAATTACGAATATATCAGAACAACGATATTCTAATTTGTAACAACGAAAGCGATGCAGATTTACAGAATTCAATTAAAAATATTGAACAGCTTATGATCAAATTTGATAAGGACCTAGAAAGGTATAAACAGGGTGAATAGTTATGAGTGACAATAATTCAGACATACTTGAGCACTATGGTACTCCTAGGCATTCTGGCCGATATCCTTGGGGGTCAGGAGATAATCCGCAGAGAAATAAGAATTTTGTCACAAGAGCTAATGAACTAAAGAAGCAGGGTCTTTCACAGAAAGAAATAGCAGCAGCTATGAATATTACTAACTGGAAAGGTCAAGGCGATGTTGCAACCCTTAGAGCTAGAATTGCAAGAGCTAGTAATAATGAGCGTAAAGAAAATATGCTTAAGGCTTGGAAGCTTAAAGAAAAGGGTTGGAGCACATCTGCAATTGGAAGAGAAATGGGGGCTAATGAATCCACAATAAGAGGATGGTTAGACCCAGAGCGCAAGTCAAGAACTGAAGTACTTGATGTTGCAGAAGAGGCACTTAAAAATAGTGTTAATAAAAAGAAGTATATTGATGTCGGACCTGGCACTAATATTGATTTAGGAATTACTGATCAAAAGCTTAAGACCGCATTAATTGATCTTAAAGACCAAGGTTATCACATATATACTCCTAGCCAGGATCAGGTTGGAAACCCTGGAAAGAAAACAAGATACAAGATATTAGTCGGACCTGGTACTACATATCAGGATACTTATCAGAACATGGATAAATTATCTACTATTCAGGATCACGTTGAAGAAAATCCGATAACTAACAAGCTTACAAGTTATGGAATTGAGACACCAAAATCTATTGATTCTAATCGAGTATGTGTCAGATATGAAGAAGATGGTGGAAAGAATAGAGATGGAATTATTGAGTTGAGAAGAAATTGTCCTGATTTAAATTTGGGTTCTGCAAGATATGCACAAGTACGTATATCTGTTGATGGAACTCATTATTTAAAAGGCATGGCCATGTACTGTGATGATCTGCCAAAAGGAAAAGACGTTAGATTTAATACAAACAAATCTAAAGATGTTCCGATGATGGGACCAAAAGACAATACAGTCTTAAAGCCACTAAAATCAGATCCAAATAATCCTTTTGGAGCTTCAATTGTTCAGCACCATTACAAGGATAAAGATGGAAAAGAGCAGCTAAGTTCTTTAAATATCGTCGGATCAAAAGAGGAAGATGAGCATAAAGAAGGTTCTTGGCTTAATTGGTCGAGAGCCATATCCTCCCAGTTCTTATCTAAGCAAGACCCTAAAGTTGCCAAACAACAGTTAGATGAAACTGTACGAGAAAAACAGGACGAATATAACGAGATATTAAAGATATCTAATCCTGTTGTTCGCAAAAAGGAATTAGAGGATTTTGCAGATGGATGCGACTCTGATGCAGCACATTTGAAGGCTGCTGGATTTCCTAGACAGGGCGCACATGTGTTACTTTCATTTCCTGATATGAAAGAAAATGAAGTATATGCCCCAAACTATCAAAATGGTGAAGAAGTAGCATTAGTTAGATTTCCTCATGCCGGAACATTTGAAATACCTACGCTTAAGGTAAATAACAAACCTAGTAACCCAGCATATAAGGATATTTATAATGCAAAAGATGCTATCGGAGTAAATCCTAAAGTTTTGCCAATATTATCCGGAGCAGATTGTGACGGAGATACAGTAGTTGTTATTCCGTTGAAGAACCAGAATATTAAGACAAGAAGAGATTTAACATTAACTAAATCTCTAAAAGATTTACAGAATTTTGATCCAAATAAATATGAGTTACCAGCCTCCGCTCCAGAAATGACTGATAAAACAAAGCAGACTCAAATGGGTGAAGCATCAAATCTTATTACAGATATGACTCTTGGTGGAGCAGATACTGACGAAATTGTCAGAGCTGTAAGGCACTCAATGGTCGTTATTGATGCACAAAAGCATCGTCTGGATTATAAGCAATCATATCGCGATGAGAATATTGATGAGCTAAAACGTAAATACCAGAATAATGGAGGAAAAGCTCATGGAGCTTCCACTCTTATTTCAAGGGCAAACGCTGATGCAAGAGTAAATGAGCGCAGGGATTATTTCTTATCAGATAAGACTATAGACGAAAACGGTAAGAAATTATATAGAGAGACTGGAAGAAGCTACAAGCAAAGATATGATCCAATCGATAAGGAATGGGTTAATGTTAAGAAAAAAGATGTAATAACCCCCGACATGAAAATAAGAACCATCAAAAATACATCCAAGGTAGCGAAAATGGATTTATATGATGACGCTAAAGATCTTATGTCTGGACCTAATCATGAAGGAACTCGTATCGAAAAAGTATATGCGGACTTTGCAAATAAAATGAAGACCCTAGGGAATGCTGCAAGAAAAGAATACGTGGCCACTGAAAATAAGAAACATGACCCTAGTGCTACAAAAGCATACAGACCCCAGGTGGAAAGCTTGAAATCTAAGCTGTACAAAGCAATGCAAGCAAAACCTCTTGAAAGAAAAGCTCAGATTATTGCTAATCAGACGATTAAAGAAGCCAAAGAAGCCAATCCTGATATGACTTCAGCAGAGCTTAAAAAGATTAAAGGCCAGGCCCTTACTGGTGCTAGGTATGCCGTCAATGGAGGTAAGCCTAGATACCGTATAACCATAGACCAGGACGAGTGGGATGCTATGCAGGCAGGAGCGTTTACCAATAATATGATGAGGCAGATCATAGATAATGCAGACTCTGATCAGGTTAAGAAGTATGCTACCCCTAGAGCAACAGTTAAGCTTAGTGATGCTAAGCAATCTAGAGCCAAGTCGATGTACACTAATGGCTTTAGTTTAGCAGACATAGCAGATGCATTAGGTGTATCTACTAGTACTGTATCCAGGATAGTAGAAGGATGATGGATAGCATAAGACTATTCGATAGAAAGGAAAGCTACTAATGCAAGAAGATGTGATGCTTACTACTAGTGACAACCCATATGATCCTTTTACTCAGTTCGACAATTGGTATTCATTCGATACTGAAAAAGGTTACAATACTTGTTCACTTATAAGTAGATTCGCTAAGACATCTATCAACCTAACAGATGAGGTTAATGATGAACTGATTGATCATGCTTATAATGAAATCATTCACATTTCGCCAACAGTTTTAGGTTTTAAAGATGTCTTCTATAAGAAAGTTTCTAAGCAAACTAAAGTTTAAAGTTGTGTTCAATCAAACTTCAAAGCAAACTAAAGTTTAAAGTTAAACAAAGTTAAGTTTACATTAACAAAGTTAATTACTTCTTTACTTAGTTTGCTTTTAGTTTGTTCTTTTTTGCTTTAAACATTTAAAAGAACAAGTTTTGTTAGCTTAAATTACAATTCTTGCTCTTTTTAATGAAGTTTTTAATAATTTTATTAAAAATATTAATTTTTAATAAAAAGTATTCAGATTATTGGCAAAAATAAGTTATTTTAGGTACCTTATGGACTGCCTACAGTCGTTTTCAACTCCCAGCTTCATAGGGGGAGGGGGTCTTAAAAGTACACCCCACCTCTAAATCGCCGCTGTCCTCGGATTTTCTCCGGAGGGAAATTTTAGGAGCTGTCGACAAGAATTTTTCTGAAAACTTTTTATAGGAGCATAGGACAAATCCTATTAGGCAAAGTTTGTACCCCACGATTTAGTCTCCTTTCAGAGCTAAGTACAATCATTAAGTAATTCTTTTCACGTTCATATGACAACTCCCAAGATTATCTGTCAACAATCCTATGCCCCTATAAAAAGTTTTCTATTAAAGAAAGTAAAAGTATATTAAAACTAATTAGAAGTGCAAATAAACTAGTAAGGAGGTCTTATAAAGTGCCTAAAAAGTATTTAAAAGGGAGTGAAAAGAAGCATAGTGCTGCAACCACTCCAGAGGGCAGAGAAGCTCAACTAGAGGACCTTGCAATGGAACTTGCAGAGAAACAACTTAGAGAGGGAACAGCTTCTTCGCAGGTGATAACACATTACTTGAAACTTGGATCATCAAAAGAAAAGTTAGAAAAGCAAATGTTAGAAAAGCAACTCGAACTTACTCAAGCTAAGACGGAAGCATTACAGTCTGCAAAGAGAGTTGAAGCTTTATATGGTGATGCTATACAGGCTATGAAAAAGTATAGCGGATCTGATGAAGATGAATCCGATGAAAACATACGATGAGTTAATAAAGTTCCCAACATTTTTGGAGAGATACAATTACTTAAAAATTGGGCAGAACGTTGGAGAAGAAACATTTGGTTATAACCGATATTTAAATCAGGTTTTATATAGATCAAAAGAATGGAGACAATTTCGGGAAAGAGTTATTAGTAGAGATCTAGCATGTGATCTTGCTTGTTATGGACACGATATATTTAGCCAAAAAGACATTCTTGTTCATCACATTAATCCAATAAATTTAAAGCAGGTTTATCAAAGAGATCCGCTAATATTTGATATGAACAATGTAGTATGCACATCTCTAGCGACTCACAATGCGATTCACTATGGATCATTGGATTTTATAGTTACAAATTCTGTAATTGATAGAAAGAAAAATGACACTTGTCCGTGGAAAGATAATGACTAAATCTAGATATTCTAAAAGAGAACCTATTAAAACAAGAAGCTTTGGAATTGCTTGTGACTGTAAAGAACTAAAGATCATGTCCAACAAGAACTTTGATTCTAGTATTGTTTGTACAGTGCAAGAAGGAACTGAACTAGAAATTAGTGAAGACGGAAAAGAATTTACTAAGGTTGTTACCCCCTTTGGAGCAGAAGGGTACGTTCAAAAAAAATACGTAAAGGAGAAATAGTATGGAAGAAGAGACTATCTTAAATGATGTTAAATCTGATATTGGAATTGATTCTTTAGTCACAGCTTTCGACAAAGATTTAATTACCGATATTAATGCTGCTTTCATAATACTTTATCAAGAAGGAGTCGGTCCACAGGATACTCCTTTTAAGGTTGATTCAAGCACTGTATGGTCTAATTTTTCAGATGATCAAGGTCTTACTGAGTTAACAAAAGTATTTATAAGAAAGAAAGTTAAATCTATATTTGACCCTCCACAGAATACTAATCTTATGCAAGCAGATACTAGTATAGCTAAAGAGGCTGAATGGAGACTTAACTTTGAGTACGAACTAAATAAAAAGGAAGGAGGATAAAAATGAGTAGATATTTTAACGGCAACGATTTAAAAGATTCTGACTATCTTGAGCATTTCGGTGTTTTAGGAATGCGATGGGGAGTAAGGCACGACAGATCTTCGAGCGGTGGACTTAAAGGTGCTATCAAGCGCCATAAGCAGAAAAAGATATTAGAAAAAGGCCGAAAGACAAGGGCTGAAAATATTAAGAAAGCAAAAGAGCTTGAAGAAAAGAAAATTGAAATTGCAAAGCATCCTTCTCAACTGATGAAGAATAAAGATTTGTACACTACACAGGAGTTAAACGATATTAGAGAACGCCAAATTGCAGAGCAAAATATTGACGATATTTCTTTGAGAAGATTGGCAACTGGAAAAGCTTATGCCCAAGCTGCAATCGGATATGTTAATACTGCAAAAGATGTTTACAATATTCTTTCTTCAGATACTGGTCAGGCAGTAACAAGAGAACTAAATGCTGCTTTGGGAACAAAAATGAAGATAGTTCCAAAAAGTTACGACGATTTTACAAAGTATTATGGGGGCACCACCGGAATTAGCGAAAAGATTGCGGAAAACGCAAGCGCATATTCTTCTAAGAATCAGAAACAGATTCAGAAGAAAGAGGGATAACCATGCTTTCCAACACCGCCACTCCAGTCTATTATGGGGAATTTAGAAGCAAAGTAATTTCTGGAGAGATTTGTGTAAACGAGTATGTCTCTATGGAAATGAATCGTATAGATGGACTTGTAGCGAACAGAGGAATCTATTACGATAACAAGATAGTTGAAGGCTGGATAAACTTTTGCGAAACTGAGTTGACACTTACAGATGGCTCTGATTTTCATATGCTTGATAGCTTCAAACTATGGGGAGAAGAATTACTAGGTTGGTACTATTTCGAGGATCGAAGTGTTTATCAGCCAGGAACGGATCATACACCAGGAAGGTATGTTAAGAAGCGTGTTAAGAAGCGACTAACCAATAAACAATATTTAATTGTTGGAAGAGGTGCAGCTAAATCCATATATGATTCTTGTATTCAAGGATATTTTCTTAACATAGATCCGTCGACAACACATCAGATCACAACTGCTCCAACAATGAAGCAGGCTGATGAGATATTATCTTCATTAAGGACTGCAATTACTAGATCAAGGGGACCTTTGTTTAAGTTTTTAACAGAAGGATCTATCCAAAATACAACTGGTGCTAAAGCTAATAGAGTTAAATTGACATCAACAAAAAAGGGAATTGAAAATTTTCTTACTGGATCATTGCTAGAAATTAGACCAATGAGTATAGATAAACTTCAGGGTTTGCGATGCAAAGTTGCAACAATAGATGAGTGGCTATCCGGAGATGTTCGAGAAGATCCAATGGGTGCAATAGAACAGGGTGCATCAAAAATACCAGGTTATCTAATAGTTGCCACAAGTTCAGAAGGTACTGTTCGAAATGGCAGTGGAGATACCATTAAAATGGAACTTTTAAAGATACTTAAAGGTGAGTACTATAATCCTCACGTGTCTATATGGTGGTATCGATTGGACAATGTTAGCGAAGTGAATGATCCATCAAAATGGATCAAGGCAAATCCAAATCTTGGAAAAACAGTAAGTTACGAAACATATCAACTCGATGTCGAGAGAGCAGAGAATTCTCCGTCAACACGAAATGATATTTTAGCAAAACGATTTGGTCTTCCAATGGAAGGGTACACATATTTCTTTACATACGAAGAAACATTACCTCATAGAGCAAGATCGTTCTGGTCAATGCCTTGCTCTATGGGAGCAGATCTATCACAAGGTAACGATTTTTGCGCGTTCACCTTTTTATTTCCGCTTCAGCATGATGCTTTTGGCATTAAAGTCAGAAGCTATATTTCTCAACTAACATTTAATAAATTGCCACTCGCAATGAAGAGCAAGTATCAAGAGTTCATACAAGAAGGCTCATTAATAGTAATGGATTGTACGATTCTTGATATGACAGATGTGTACGACGATCTAGATCAGCATATTATTGATACAAGTTATGATGTTAGAACTTTTGGATTTGATCCGTATAATGCTCAGGCTTTTACAGAAAGATGGGTCAAAGAAAATGGACCTTTTGGGGTCGAGAAGGTTATCCAGGGAGCAAAGACTGAATCCGTTCCTTTAGGAGAAATCAAAGCACTTGCCGGAGAAAGACTTCTTATATTTGACCAGAAACTAATGCAGTACACAATGGGAAATTGTATAACTATCGAAGATACAAATGGAAACAGAAAGCTATTAAAGAAAAGATACGATCAAAAAATAGATAATGTATCTGCTTTAATAGATGCATTTATTGCATATAAAAATAATAAGGAGGCATTTGAATGAGTAGATATTTTAACGGCAACGATTTAAAAGATATTTTGAATAAGTATGGGAACAAATAATGAACACAAATTTCATAGATAACTATTCTCCTTATTTAGAGCACTATGGAAAAAAAGGAATGAAATGGAGACATCATAAGGCATACACAACTGATGATGTGATCAATAATGATATTCGTAAAGGGGAAGATTTAAACGAATATCAAAATAGGAAGGCTGAAACTGAAGCTCGTAATAAAAAGAATGCAGAAGCATATGAGGCCTATAAAAAAGAAAAAGAAGCTTCAAAAGATGGAGATTCAACAACTAGCACAAAAATGCTGAAAGCAAAAGAAGCTTACGAGAATTTTAAGAAAAATATGCAGTTACAAGAAGATAATGCAGCAAAGAGAGAACAAATTCGCGAAGCAAATTTAAAAGCATGCAATGAGAATAAAGGCGAAGATGATGATTCATCTAAAAAATCTAATAAGAAGAAATCAAAATTATCTTCAAAGAAAAAAGGGAGTAGCTCTAAGAAGAAATCATCATCTAAAAAATCATCTGGATCAAAATCATCATCCAAAAAATCATCCGGATCTAAGTCTTCTAAATCAGATTCTTCAACAATAAAAGCAACAGTTAAAGCAATAGCAAAATCTTCTAACAAAAAGGTATATTCTTCAAAATCCACTAGTTCTATAAAAAGTTCAGTAGACAATAGACTGAAACGAATTCAAGAAGAAAGAGAAAGAAAAGGAAGGTCCAAGTATAAATTATGAGCAGATATTACAACGATTTTAATGACCTTGACGATAATGACTCAAATTCTTTAGAGCATTATGGTCGAAAAGGAATGAAATGGAGAAAACATATTTTTGGTCTTGAAACACCGACAGCTCCTATAAATCCATTTGTGAACAAAGATGCTGACAAGAAGGTTGCTCAAGACGCATATAATGGTTTAAAGCGTACACAGTATGAACAGTCAAAAGCCGCCAAAGCATTTGAAAAGGCAAAAGCTAATAAGAATGTAGGAACCGATTCTCATAGAGGTCATAGCAGGACTAAATATGAAAAGGCTAGACTTGCAGCCAAAGAGGCTCGTAAAAAGGCTAATAAAAATATTCAGAATGATCACATTAAGGGCTATGCAAGAACAAAGCAGGAGAAAGCGAAGCTCGGTAAAAAGTTAGCGGAACAGGCAATTGCTCAGCAGTCTCATAGAGGCCATAAGCGCACATTGAATACAAAAGCGCTAGCAGCTAAGAAACTTAAAAATAATCTTCAGAATGATCATATTAAGGGTTATGCTAAAACCAAGTATGAGAACAAGAAGATTGCAAAAGAAGCAGCTAATAAGAATGTAGGAACTGACTCCCATAGAGGCCATAAGCAGACACAGTATGAGCAGAACAAAGCTATAAAGAAACTTAAAAATAATCTTCAGAATGATCATATTAATGGCTATGCTAAAACCAAGTATGAGAATAAGAAGATTACAAAAGATAAATCAGATAGAACAATTGCTAAGGATGCATATGATGGACTCAAGCGTTCAAAGTATGAAAAATCTAAAGCCAATGGAAATTCTAATTTAGATGTTTCTAGAGGAAAATCAAGAACTGCATACGAAAATCAGAAGTCGGATAAAATCGTAAAGAAATTTAAAAAGCGTCTTGACCATTTGAATTCTGATAATCCTAATTATAA